ATGAAGCTCACAGCTACTGAAATCAAAGCCGCCAAACCCAAAGATAAAGCCTACAAGCTCTCTGATGGCGGAGGTATGTACCTTGAGATCTTCCCCAACGGCACTAAAAGCTGGCGCTTAAAGTATCGCATCGGCGGTAAGGAAAAGCGCGTCGTGTTCGGTGTCTATCCGACCGTCACCCTGGCAGAGGCCAGGGCAAGGCGCGATGAGGCAAAAAGAGTGCTGGCAGCTGGTGGCGATCCTGGACAGGAAAAGCAGGCAGAGAAACACGCTAAGGTGATGGCTGTATCCAACAGCTTCGAACGGCTGGCTCTGGAGTGGCACGAACACAAGGCGCCGAACTGGTCTGCAGGCTATGCCAGTGACATTCTGGAGTATCTGAAAAAAGACATCTTCCCTTATATAGGTGCGCGGGCGATCACTGACATTAAACCCGTGGAGATGTTGGCCGTGCTGCGAAAAATGGAACAGCGCGGCGTTCTGGACAAGCTTAAAAAGACGCGGCAGGCGTGCCGGCAGATATTCACCTATGCAGTTATCACCGGTAGGGCAGAGAATAACCCTGTGGTGGATCTCGCCAGTGCCCTGAAGGCGCCGAAACAAAAGCACTTCCCCCATTTATCGGTTGAGCAGATACCCGATTTCCTTCGAGCCCTGAATGACTACAGCGGTAGCCTGGTGACCAGGAACGCCACCCGCCTGCTGATGCTCACTGGATTGCGCACTATCGAGCTGCGTGCTTCCGAGTGGGCTGATATCGACTATGAGAAGGCGATCTGGAATATCCCGGCAGAACGGATGAAGATGCGGCGGCCGCATATCGTTCCAATCACCAGCCAGGTGAAAGAGCTTCTGGAGGAAGTCCGCCAGCTTACCGGGCGTGGGAAATATGTTTTCCCTGGCAGGAACGATGCAGGTAAGCCTATGAGTGAGGCCAGCATTAACCAGGTAATTAAGCGCATTGGCTACGATGGCAAGGCTACGGGCCACGGCTTCCGCCATACCATGAGCACCATTCTGCACGAGCAGGGATATAACACCGCGTGGATTGAAGCGCAGCTGGCGCACGTCGATAAGAACTCCATTCGCGGTACCTATAACCACGCCCAATACCTGGACGGCCGCCGGGAAATGCTTCAGTGGTATGCCGACTATATGATGGCGCTTGAGAGCGGAGGAAATGTGGTGCATGGCATGTTCGGGAAACAGGCATGACTGTACGAATAGACAGTGCTAGTATACCGGGGTAGACTTCAGTAGACGAACAAAGAATAGGCTATGTCTAGGCTGATCCCCGAAAACCCGCACACCTCTGCGGGCTGGCATAGCCGCCAAAATTAGAGGGCGTGAGGTGGCGTTTTGGTTAGTATAGATTCACTTAACAAGTGTTATGATATTGTATCACGGTTAGATGATGTCAGCCCATTGTGGATCCCTGGCTGGGGTGATGCAGGAAAATTGTCATTTGTTTCAGGTAAATATGATTTTCAGCAATGGCTTAATGAAAAAGATAAATCTGGAGCTATTTATCAACTAATAAGCACTCACGAAAATTTTGAAGAGTATATTGAATGCGTTAAAAATAGGTATAGTAAGTTCGTGACGGATAGTGATGTCGATTTTTGTAATGAGATTATTGCGAGAGTGTTTAGTGATAAATATATAGATAAGTCATTTGAAATCGGAGGTGTAACGGTACTAAGAAAAATAGAACCATTAAGGTTTGTCAGATTTATGTGTTTCAAAAAGTTGATTTCTAATCTAAAGTCATCTAGGTCATTTACTTATTGGCAAGAAATTAACGATTTTACGGATATGGAATATTTGCTATTTAATGGACGACCTTATAAATTTCATAAGAGATTTTTGAATGTACTTTGTGGTTACGTGTCAGGTGACATAAGGAATGCCTATGCCGATGGTGGCAGTGTGCTTGATAGATATGAGGCACTATTGACGGAAATTTGTGAGTTAGAGAAGAGTCCAATTTTTAAATACGTTTCAAACTATCGCTTGGGTGTTACTAATGGCGATGGCATGAGATTGACTTACCTTGTTAATAGAATACATGAAGCCAAAGAAGGTATCATTTCAACAAGAAACGACGGTTTCCTAAATGAAAGAGCTTTTGTTATTGAGTTGCTTAAATTATTTCATGACTATGGGTGCTCAAATCCAACTTCTGCAATATATAGATTTACTCGCTCCAATCTCTTAGAGAATGATATAGAAAGAAAAACAATACAAAGATGTTGGGAGTCGCTGAAGGAGAGTGGACAAAGGCTCATGATTTTATCATGATTTTGTCATGACATTTATAGACACCATAGCAAGATGTTTGCCTTGTCAAAAAGCATCATAATTAAGCTGTTTTTGGCATTTAATACACACAGATACTTCTAGATACTCCCCTGTACTCATTAGTGGATTTCTAGAGGTTGGAATGTCACATAGCTTAATCAAAATGCCCGAAGTGATGCGCCGAACAGCGAATGGCAAATCATGGATTTACAAACTCATTGCTCAAGGGCGCTTCCCCAAGCCTGTTAAAATTGGCTCTCGCTCGATCGCATTCGTAGAAAGTGAAGTTGACGAGTGGATTAATCAGCGCATCGCTGAATCACGCGGGGAGGTGGCCTGATGGAGAAAGAAAACCGCCCCGTACAGCAGGCGGCTAACTCAGATACTTGCGGATCTGATTTTACGCCACCAGCCCGCACCGTTCAAGCGCCACGCCGTACCCCTAAGAAGCATCGCGCCCGCGTCTATATGCTCCGCACAGGCGTTGAGGGATGGACGGAAAACGACATCCTGCGTTACTGCCGCCTCTCTTCTGGCAGGAATTATGCAACAGAGTTAATCCGTGTATTGGATATTAACCTAGAACGTATCCAAGAAAAGAACCCGGACGGCATCGGCGCACATCTACGCTACCGGTTCGCCTGCCGAGCTGACGTCCTGAAGGTTATCCAATACGTCAATCATATGGCCGCTGTTAATCAGCACCACGGCCTTTCTGTGCAGGATATCGCCGATATTCTGAACCTCTACCCGGACAACTTCACCGCCGCATAACGGAGCTGACAATATGAAACTAAATGATATGACCTTAACCGGTCAGGGCATTGCTCAACCCAAAACCAGCCAGAGCGATATTTCCAGTAATGACTTTGCTGCCATCGTTCCCGTTATTTCCGGGCAGATTGGCGGACGTGAAGCCAATATTGTGAGTGCGAAGGCGCTCCATAAAGCGTTGGGCGTTGGTAACGATTTTTCCACCTGGATAAAGCTGCGCATTGAAGAATATGGCTTTGTGCTGGGAACTGACTATGCAGTTTTTGATTCCTCAAATTTCAGGAATCAAAGTTCAGAAAATAACCAGCTCGGCGGAGGATGGGTAACGAAGCGCGGCGGTGACCGTCGCAGTAAAGATTATGGCTTGTCTCTCAACATGGCTAAGGAAGTGGCGATGGTTGAGCGCAACGAGCAGGGCCGCGCCGTTCGCCGCTACTTTATCCAGTGCGAGGAAGCATTAAGCCTCAGCGCGCCAGTAATCGCCGCTAAGTACCGTCGCCAGCTAAAGGCCCGTATTGGTGCCGCCAACCTCTTTAAGCCGATGTGCGCCGCTCTGGAGGCTGCCCGGGCAGAGCTGGGGAAGGAGACGCAAACACGGCACTACAGCAACGAGAGCAACATGATCGCCCGTATCGTCCTGGGCGGCAAGACGGCAAAGCAGTGGGCGCAGGTGAGCGGAATCGCCGGTGAGCCGCGCGACAGCATGAGCACCGGGCAGCTGGAGCACCTCAGCTACCTGGAGAGCACCAACATCACGCTGATTGATATGGGCATGGCTTACGATCAGCGCAAAGCAGAGTTAATCCGTCTGTCCCAGCGGTGGCTGGCTAAACGGATGGGGGCTAGCGATGAATAAACCCACCAGCCTGCCCATGCCGGATCACACCTACCGCGACGCTCACGGGCAGGTAGTGAGCGTTGTATCGGTGGAGCACAACCGCGTGACGTTCTACCGCCAGGGCTACCAGTTCCCCTGCATCCAGCCCGTAGAGCGCTTCCTGAAGGAGTTCACGGAGGTGGCCCAATGATTGCCGCCCAGAGTAAGGGCTTGCCGCTGGCTGCCCTTAACAGAATAGCTGCCGAAACCCGTGCAATATGGAGTTTCGGGACAAGTACGCGCGAGGGAGTTTTCGGCGCAGTACGCGCGCACGCGCGAGGCCACGAAGGTTTTTTGGACATCACCACACGAGACAGGCGTCACGTTCGTCGCAGTGAGTTTTCGGAGTCCATAAAAAAGGGCTTGCGGTCTGGAGGCGTCCCGGTCTATGGTTATAAGGCACCAGCAAAATCTGGTGCCGGGATTGGCGTCTCGAATGACTGTATGGCGACACATGACGCGCCGAGCGTCTTTTTTTGTGTCGTAATCTCAGTACACCCTTTTTTCAGCGATGCGGGTATAATCCGTGCCGCTCACAAAATTATGGTGGGCTGGGTGGGGGCTTCTTCGGAAGCGCCGGAGTCCATACAGTCCGGTTACGCCAACCTCGCTCAGTCCACCACCAATGAAATTGGCGTTTCCGGTGGTGGTCGTTCAGAACACTGTATGGAGGCTGCCAAATGGCTACTACCCCCACCCAAAATCCGCAATTTATCTGGATTATCGCAGCAGTTCGCCGCGATATGCCGACAATTTCCGCAAAAATTCATCACGTCGCCGCACCGACTGAACGCGAAGCACGCCGTACACTGGCGCGGGATCACATCTGCTTTTTCGCTGGCCGCATCCGTGTGGAGGTGGCTCATGCTTAAAACATACGACCTCCCTTATGACCCGCTGGAACGCATTAACCACATGATTGCGATCATCGACCTGATAGCAGATCTCGTAAGCACCGAGTCGGATAACCGTGATGAATATCTGGCCGCGCTTGCAGAAATGCTGTCAGTGGCTACGAGCGACCTTTACAGCACCCTGCAGTGTAACCAACTGCCGGAGGTGGAGGTATGAGCCAGTTAATTCCGTTTCGTGACCCGCTGAAAAACGTCATTAGTGATATTGAGGCCGGGGATTTATACGCCCGGCAGTTGCTGTCCTTGTGGGATGAACACCTACACGAAAAGCTAAGGGCTGCTAATCCGCAGGCAGCGGCTCGTTTCCGCACACTGATTTTTGAAACTGCCGCAGCTACAGACCGGGCTGGCATGAGACTGAAGAATATTCAGGGAGGCAAAGCATGAATACCAATTTTTGTTTTCCTCATCCTGAAGCAGCGATTGCTAATGCGACGCTGTTACGCGAAGAGTCATATCCGCGCAGCTTCACACAGGCAGAACGTACTCGAGAAAGAATGACTCGCGCCCGTACCGGGCTGGTTCACGTTATGACCGAGATTCTGCCCGGCGTTGAGCAGGAACAAAGTGAGAATATCCACTACTGGCTTGATGCCGTTCTGTCGATTGTCGATATCACCAAAATTGATGCGGAGGGCCAGCTATGAGCCATGCAATCACCATTGAGCAGGCAACCGAACGCGCCTGCCAGGCTGAAACCATCTGCCGACTGATTGAGAGCTATCCGCACCGCTTTGAAGACAGCGATATTACAGCGATGGCGTCACTGTTACAGCGCCTTACTGGCAGCCTGTCTGCCTGGTTCATTGAGGAGCAGGAACAGCGCGGAGGTAAGTCATGAATCCGGTATCTCTTTGTGACGCTAAGTGCCGCGTTCAGCAGGCGCAGGAAATGCTTTCCCTCTGGCTGGAAGCAACAACAAATGACGACCGAACCGCCAATCTGCTGGGGGGGGTACTCACCATGTTGGATGGCATACCAGATGTAATGGATGCCGCAGAGGGTGAATTGTGCGTGATGGATGCGTTAACGCGCTCAGGAGGCAAGGCATGAGGAACAACTCTGAGACTAAGCACGACCTGGTTGCGCAGGATGCGCTGACGAAGATAACGGCGCTGCTGAAAGCCGCGCAGTGGCTTACAGGCACCGAAGAGGAAAAAGGGCTGATGCTGGAGTTAATCGGTGCCGCTGAGGATGTTGCTACCCGCGCTCTGGAGGACTTCCAATGAGCAATTTAATCGCGTTCCCCGGCATTTCACCGGAGCCAAAAAAGACCCATGCCGAGGCCGCACCTGACGGGATTAACGTCATGGAAATGAGCAGTAATGGCGTCTATCAGCAGGTGCGCATGATGGGGTACTCCGCAGCAATCCGGCAGCTTGATAACGGGGCTTACGACCATGATTTACCCGCCGGGATGCGCGTTGTCGCCGCGATATGGGAGGCGGAGCGTAAAGGGTATTACAGCCCGAGCGACGAACGCCGGGCGATAGTCTGGCGCTGGCTGGTAGCCTGCCTTTTCATTCTGGAGCAGATGGACAAAAACGGCACCGTAGACGTGATAAACGAGGACGGCGGCATGGATCGGGCGGTGCTGTACGTCGGAAAGCATGGCGGAATTTCAATTTATCCGTCCAGCGAACGGGCGTCACTGGCTAACCATATCGAGGGGCTGGCACTGGAGAAGTACGGCGCAGGTGCCGGGTTATTGCTGGCTGTCCAGATGTATCAGGGCATGACGGAGCCAGTGCCAGGCGAAGGGCTGAAACTATCGCGGATGGGACACGAGGGGCTGGAGGTGCTTCACGATGGGTTTATCGAAATGCTGAACACCGAAGGGATGCCAGCAGAGCCGACGGCGCACTAAGGGGGATGTATGCAGATTGATTATCAGGACTCCGGCGCTATTGCCAGAATCACGATCCGCAGCAGCTTGTTGGGAATGTGCAAGCACCGCCGGGCGGTTGATGCGGCAATGCTGTGCTCAGCGGTGACGGCGCGCACCTCTGGACTGCTGTTACTACGCACTGTGATCACCGGAAAGACGCCTGCAGTGATGCGGGCCTACAAAGCAATAACACAGGAGGCCGCGCGATGGGCGTAATTACTAAAAACTTCCGACTCAACGCGCTGGCTAACCAGTACGCGGCGACGCTATACAGCCACGTCACCGCCACCAGCGGTGGCGAGTATTTCACGATTGATGCTGACGGAGAATCCATCCGGGTGAACATTGTAGGCGGGGTGCGCGGCGTGCGTGACCTTATTGATGGTTATGGACTTGAAGCACTCAGGGAGAGTTACCCGCAGCAGTGGGAAAATATCGGGATATCGTTGCTGAATCGCTGCGTTACTTCTGAAGGGCTAACAGAGTACGGGCGCGAGATATGGCAGAGCATGGTTAACGATATGGGCGCAACGGTGGCCGGAGGTTCATATGCGTGAGAATGCAGAATTAGCGCTCAGCTCCGAAATCGGCGAGCAGGTAGCAAAGATTGCTGGGGCGGTGTGGGTTCATAACCTTCATACCACCGGTGAAGAAAAAATGACGATTCAGACTCCTGAGGGGCGCGTGATTGATACCTCTCTGCTGCCGTCAGATGTTTGCGACCTGATTTGCGCATTCATGTACCCGGCTATGAGGGCCGTTCACGGCGATAAGTGGAAGCTGGCAACAACCGCTGATTTTGATATGTGGCTCAACGCAGAGGGGCTGCTGACAGATTACGGCATCACCAAATGGCAACTGCTGGTTAACCATATCGCTAATGCCATCGACCATGTGGGGTACGGTGATGCGAAACATTGATTTTATCCGTGCAGTCACTGCCGAAGCCTCTGACAACTGGCCTCATGTACTGGCTGGCCTGCATATCGACGTTCCCGATTCACCACGGAAACACGCCCCATGCCCGGCGTGTGGCGGTACGGATCGCTTCCGGTTCGACGACAACGGGCGCGGTAGCTTTATCTGCAACCAGTGCGGCGCAGGTGACGGGCTGGATTTAATTAAGCGGGTTAACAACTGCGACACCACCGAGGCGGCACAGCTTGCCGCTGGAGTGCTGGGTATTGATTACCGGGCAGCGGAAGCAGACCAGAAAGCAGGAAGCCAGAGTCGGGAGCAGGCGGAGACCGAAAGGCAGCGCCGGGAGCAGGAGCGCCAGCTGCAGGCGGCAGAGGATATAGCGCAGCGCCGTGAGGTGTTTGCCAGTTTGTATGATGAAACGCGCCAGAAGGCGGCACCAGGCGAATCTCAATACCTGATTGCAAAAGGGCTGAACGGCTTCTCCTTCCCCATTTTGCCGAATGGATCGTTACTTCTGCCGCTGGTGGACGACTCCGGCGCAGTTGTGGCGGGCCAGACCATCACCGCACAGGGGGTAAAGCGTCTCCTGAAGGGATCGGCAAAACGTGGAGCATTCCACGTCATTAACGCAGCAGAGCAGCCGGAGACAGTAGTCATTGGCGAGGGGCTGGCTACCGCCCTGACGTGTCACTTAATTAGCCCTGACGCGCTGGCGGTGGCCGCAATCGACGCTGGCAACCTGTCACACGTCGCTAAGGTCATGCGCCGGAAGTACCCGCAGGCGCAGATTGTCATTGCCGCAGATAACGACCAGCAGCGCGGAGGCTCCGAAAGTGGAGGCACCAACACGGGCAAAGACGCTGCAGAGAAAGCCGCCTTATCCGTGGCTGGCTGGGTATCACTGCCCCCGACAGACAACAAAGCCGACTGGAACGACTACCACCAGCAGAACGGGCTGATAGCCGCTACAGCAGCCTTTAACGATTCGATGTATCAACCGCAGGGGGAAAGCGTGAAACCGCAGTTACAGGCCATTGAGGGCGGGAAATCCGGCCAGCCAGAGAAAGACCCGCTGAAGCCACACGTTGAGAGCCGCGCAGACGGCGTTTTCTGGGTGACGCCGAAAGTGGATAAGGACAGCGGCGAGGTTATCAACCAGGAGGCGTGGCTGTGTTCCCCGCTGGAGGTGGTAGGTACCGGGCGGGACGATAAAGACCAGTACCTGATTATCCGCTGGCAGGCATTCGGCGCTGACGCCCTGACGACTGCCGCAATCCCCCTGGCTGATATCGGCGAGCGCGAGGGATGGCGAACGCTAAAAAATGGCGGTCTGAACGTCACCACCAAAAGCAGCCTGCGGGCTATCCTGGCCGACTGGCTACAGCGCAGCGGTGCGCGGGAGTTGTGGCGCGTAGCCCATGCGACGGGCTGGCAGTGCGGAGCATACATCATGCCGGACGGTGAGGTTATAGGGACACCGGAACACCCGGTACTGTTCAACGGCCGCAGCTCAGCGGCGGCCGGCTACACCGTCAAGGGCACCGCTGATGGCTGGCGCGGCAGCGTGGCGCACCTGGTAGCTGGTAACTACTCCATGATGACTGCGACCGCCGCAGCACTGGCCGCTCCGCTGATTGGACTGGTGGGCGCTGACGGTTTTGGCATTCACTTCTACGAGCAATCCAGCGCGGGTAAGACCACGACGGCAAATGTCGCCAGCAGCCTGTACGGCGACCCCGACTTATTGCGCCTGACATGGTACGGAACGGCGCTAGGACTGGCTAACGAGGCCGCAGCCCATAATGACGGTCTGATGCCGCTGGATGAGGTCGGCCAGGGATCCGACCCGGTAAGCGTGTCGCAGTCTGCCTATGCGCTGTTTAACGGTGTGGGAAAACTCCAGGGAGCGAAGGAAGGCGGCAACCGAGATCTGAAACGTTGGCGTACCGTAGCAATCAGTACCGGGGAGATGGATTTAGAAACATTCATCGCCACCGCCGGGCGCAAGACCAAAGCCGGGCAGCTGGTGCGGCTACTGAATATACCGCTGAGTAAGGCGGTTCACTTCCACGAGCACCAGAACGGAAAGCAGCACGCTGACGCGCTGAAAGCAGCATACCAGCACCACCACGGAGCCGCCGGGCGGCAGTGGATTAAGTGGCTGGCTGACCACCAGCAGGAGGCCACAGGGGCTGTCCGGGAGTGTGAAGCCCGCTGGCGTGGCCTGATACCTGCAGACTACGGCGAGCAGGTACATCGCGTGGCCGCCCGGTTCGCCATTCTGGAGGCGGCGCTGCTGCTGAGCACCGGCGTTACCGGCTGGGATACGCAGACCTGCCGGGATGCGGTACAGCACAGCTACAACGCGTGGCTGCGGGAGTTCGGCACCGGTAACAAAGAGCATCAGCAGATTATCGAGCAGTGCGAGGCATTCCTGAACGCATACGGATTCAGCCGCTATATGCCATACCCTGAACCCTGCCCGCGCGACCTGCCGATAAAAGACCTTGCCGGGTACAGAACGGGAAGCATCCAGAATGACGGGGATAAGTTTGTTTTCTACACCTTCCCGGCAACGTTTGAAAAAGAGATAGCGCAAAACTTCAACCCGAAGCTGTTCGCTAAGGTTCTCGCCCAGGCGGGGATGCTGGAGGCCAGCCAGGACAGATACCGGCGCAAAGCGTTAAAGCGCATCGGCGGAAAGCAGCACACTTTTTACATCCTGACCTATCAGCCAGAGGATGATGATTAAGAGGAAAACTAAACATTCACACATGAGGTGAAAATTAACGAGTTATACGGGTTACAGGTATCTTTTTAATGCTAATTTTATGTTTTTAAAGGAATCACGTAACCCGTGAGTAACCCGTTTTAAGGCTGTTATAACCCGTTTTACCCCATGAATAACCCGTAACGCTGCGAAAGTATTTTTCACCTGGCTGGCAGAGCCTGAATCAAAAACGGGTTACGGGGGAGAGCAAAACGGGTTACGCGATTACTTTTACGGGTTACGATTTGAATGATATTTGAACAGGTAAAAAATTAAGGTATTGATAATAAATAATAAAATATAGTTAGCGGGCTAAGATAACCCGATAACCCGTATAACCCGCGCACTTTTTTATATCTATAGAGAGAAACAGGAGAACGCCATGAGTGAGTTGCACAAAATTAGTCGCATTATCCAGGCCGCCGCCGGGTGGTGGATGTTTTTCCGTGATGAGGAGGGTAACGAGTGGTATACGCCAGTGGCGGGATGGGCTGAGTGTTCGTTTTGGGATGAAGCCAGAGGGGCGGTATCGACTTCAGAAGAATTATACCCGCTAGTGCCAACAGCGGCGGGTGTTATTGAGCCAGATACCACGGGTAGCGGTAAGGTTGTCTATCTGGGCGCGGAGTCGCTTACCCCGTCAAGCGAGGATTACAGCACCGCCTATTACAGGAGCAAGCGGTAATGACAGCACAAATTTCAGCATACGGGCGGCTGGTAGCTGACCCACAGACCAGAACGACCAACAGCGGCACCAGTATGACAATGGCGCGGCTGGCGGTGGCGCTGCCCTGCAATGCGGCGGAGAACGGAGAGGCCACCTTCTGGCTGGGTGTTATTGCCTTTGGGAAGCAGGCCGATGCGCTGGCAAAGCACCAGAAAGGCGAGCTGGTAAGCGTGGCGGGCAACATGCAACTGAATCAGTGGGCCGGAAAGGACGGCGGCACGCAGCAGGGCTATCAGGTACTGGCCGACAGCGTGATCAGCGCCAGAACGGTACGCCCGGGCGGTAAGGTTGGGCAGCAGGGCCAAGCCGCCGATGCGCTACGGCGTGCGCAACAACAGCCACCAGAAACAGGCTATGAAGATTACGACCAGACACCGCCATTTAATGACGATGTGCCGTTTTGAGGGGTATCACTACATGGTAAACGACAGTAAAGCAGAAGCACTGGAAGAAAAGGGGCTGTATCGCCGGGCTGCTGCCCGGTGGATGAACGTCATGTACCTTTGCGCAGAGGATGGGGATCGGGAATGGGTACGGCGGCACATGGATGAATGTCTCCAGAAGGTGCGCCGCCCACCATCGAGGCCGGACAGCTATCACGGGCTGAGCGAGGCCGCGACCCAGGCTCAGAACCGAATGGGGATCGGCCAGCCAAACGGGCAGGCATTCAGGATGAAGAGCAATAAAGTTAAATAGCCTGACGGATATTTTCATTACTAATATGGGGGAGGTCATGGGCCTACCCCATGGATGGCTGAGAAAACCTGACATTGGAAGCGCGAATGGACAGAAAGCAGAAGCTCAAACTCATGGCTGACTATTACCGAAGGTCAGATGCTGCGTTTAAGCAGTGGGTGGACAGCGGATACAGTCAAAATGCGAAGCCAGTCAGGGAGCCAGTTCCTGAGTGGATGGCTGATATGCGCTGTGAGGCTACCACACGGGCCGGTACGCCGTGCAAGCGGAAGGACATATACAGGAATGGCCGCTGTAAGTATCACGGAGGAATGAGCACCGGCGCACAGACACCGGAAGGAAAAGCGCGGCAGTTAGAAGGGTATCGTCGCTGGCAGGCAAAGCAGCGGCAGGCCACCAGCACTGGCGGTGGTACGCAGAATGGTACGCAGCAGAATGCGTAATACGAAACCTGATAGTGCGCACCCGTCCTACCCCATGAACACGGTAAGATTACCACAAGATTATGGGCTGCTACTTAACGCCTGGCGGGGTGTCGTAAGGTGTGCTCAGCTATAACCTTATAGTTTTGTAGCGCCATAAACAAGAATCTACCCGCACCACTTCAGAGTGGTGTTTTTTTTATCTTTACGTTGCATAAAATGAAATAAATATGATGGTCATTGCAATTTATGGGATTATAATAACTGTATCGTTATACAGTGGTGAGGGTGGCTATGGCTATTTCAGTAAAACCCATTCTGCTTAGTGAGAAGCAGATACAGGCAATCAAAAAAATTCAGGATGAACAACGTAAAAGGTCAGGAATCGGCGTGGCTCCGACGCTCCATGAGATTGCTCGCGGTCTGATGGACAAAGCCCTCTCTGGTGCTGCGTAGGTCGTTGAGGCATATGGAGCTGAAGATTATCGACTCTCAGCAGAGGCTCCTGGATTTCCTCAATGACCCGCTTAACACCGGAAACATTGTGGATGTCGGTGATAGCTATCTGATTAAGCCTGACGCTCTTTATATCGGCGTTTATGAGGGATTGCTGCTGGCTGGTGTTCATGAGGTCAGGACGTTCTGGCACGGCGTGGTTGAATGCCATGCGGTCTATAACCCTGGATTCAGAGGGGAGTACGCGCTCGAAGGCCACCGGTTGTTCTGCAGATGGCTCCTGCAAAATTCATCTTTCACCAACAGCATCACGATGGTGCCTGACACAACGAAGTACGGACGGGCAATCATTCGATTACTCGGCGCGACCCGTATCGGGCATCTTGATGACGCTTACCTCAGCAACGGCAAATCAATCGGCGTAACTCTGTACCAGTTAACGCGCCAGCAATATAAGGAACTCTCTCAATGCTAATTATTCAAATCGCACGCAAGCATCTGGCGGGTGCCGTCTACGAAAAAGGCGGTGATGGCGGCGCATCGAAAGCGCAGGCCAGAACTCAGCAGGAAGCCATCGACCTGCAGCGTGACCAGTGGAACACGGTCATGAATAACCTGAAGCCCTATGCCGACGTCGGCTTACCGGCTTTGCAAAATCTTCAGGGGCTTATGACGCTGGAAGGGCAGAATCAGGCAGCAAACAGTTTCTTTGGCTCCGGGCTGTTTAAAACTCAGGCCGACCAGGCGCGTTACCAGAATCTGGCCGCAGCTGAAGCCACCGGCGGACTAGGTTCTACCGCAACCAGCAACCAGCTCTCATCCATCGCGCCGCAGCTTTTCAACAGCTGGCTCTCCGGGCAAATGCAAAACTACGGAAACCTGCTGAATGTCGGAATGAACGCCGCATCTGGCCAGGCTACAGCCGGGCAGAACTACGCCAACAACACGGGGCAGCTTCTGCAGGGGCTTGGTTCTATTCGTGCCGGGCAGGCACAGCAACCATCTGGATTGGCGCGAGGTCTCGGCGGCGCTGCTACTGGTGCTGCGACCGGAGCAATGATTGGTTCGGCAGCAGGTGGTATCGGTGCTGTACCCGGGGCGGTTATAGGTGGCGTTATGGGCGGTCTGGGGGGATTGTTCTGATGGCTACTTGGCAACTCGGAGGGCTCACCGGTATGGGGCCACAGAATACAAACGCGCCAGGTTCTTCTGTACCGGCCCCTATGCAATATCAGCAGCAGCCGAATGTTGGTCTGATGGCCCTTCAGGGGCTTGGGGGTGTTGCTGATGCCTATCAACAGCAGAAACAGGCTGAGCAGTTGAAGGCTTATCAGTCGGGGATTAGTAACGCCGTAGCGAAAAATGATCGGGAGGCTGCTAAGAGACTTATTACTCAGTACCCTCAGTTCATAGCTGATACCCAGAAGCAGATGGGATTCATTGATACTGAGCAGAATAAGCAAACAGCTGAAGCCGCGATGAACCTTAGGCTGGCCTCGCAGTCGAGAGACCCACAGGCAATGCAGATAGCTGCTGTTCAGGCCGGGCCCGTTCTTCAGCGCTTTGGATTATCTCCTGAGGAGGTCTATCAGTCTTGGAAGGAAAATCCTCAGGAATTTGAACGAACCGCTGACCTGATTCATCTTCATGCGAACCCTGAAAGTTATTTTGATGTTCAGGATAAGATGGATGGGCGCGAAATACAGCGTGATACATTGGCCGAAAATATCCGAAGTAATCAGGCTACTGAGGCAAATACGCGGCGGGGTCAAGATATAAGCCGTGAAAATTCTATTCGTTCAGCATATGCGCCGACAGCAGCAATGCAAAATTATAGCCAGTACGCGCAGATGCTAAAAACTGACCCAGAGGCGGCTAAGGCTTTTGCCTCCAGTGCTGGAATTAACACATCTGCCAAAAAACTACTGAAGGTAGAAAAAAATGATGACGGGTCGGTTACAAAATACTACACCGATGGCAGCGAGGAGGCTGGAAAACTCCTTCAACCAATTACGGGTGATGGCATCAGGCCGATTAGCTTGCCTCAAGCGCAGAAGGTGATGGAGAAAGCCCCTGAAGGATCTAAAAAGGCAGCAGGGTTTGCCTACCGAGTGAGGGATTCTCTGGATTCAATGGATCTGTTGAAACAAGAAATTAGCCCTTCTCGTGTGGCGGTCATAAATAATGCGCTGGGTAATGGGACCATTGCCAATATGACGCTGACACCTGAAGAACAGCAGTATGTCGTGAATGGAAATGATGCGATCATGGCTATATTGCGCCAAGAAACAGGGGCAGCTATACATCCTGAAGAAATGACCCAGTATTACAAGATGTATTTCCCCCAGCCGGGTGACTCATCAAAGACCATCGACACTAAGCGCCGGAAGATGGAAAACCAGTTTCAGGCCCTAAAAGGCGCTTCTGGTAGAGCTTATGATGCTCTTCAAGTTATGTCTGCTGCTGATGTAGGGAGGTCTGGAGATCAACCTCCTGCCACTCAAGGTCAAGGCAGTGCAGGCAACATTAGAAATCAGGCCCCAGCAGCAGCTATTCAAGCGCTGAAGAGTAATCCCCAACTTGCTGAACAGTTCAGGGCAAAATACGGCTATTTGCCGTAGGAGGTATGCATGGCAAATTTCTTTGACCAGTTTGATTCAGAAACCTCCCAAGATCCGGCGAATAACGGAGGTAATTTCTTTGATCAGTTCGACGAAAAACCAACGAGCGTTGCACAAAGTTCAGACCCGGATGGCTCACTGGCAGCAGGTTTCTCTCAATTAGCAGCGACGCAAAAGACTGGATTAGACAGGTCAGCTGAGCAGGGTGCCATGTGGGGCTCGGCAATGCGCGATGCCGTTACTGGTGAAAGCCGAATGACGCCAGAAATGGAGCGATTGCAAAATGTGGGGGATGCTCCAGAGCTAAACAGCGTCAGTTCCGATGCTTTACGCGCTGGATGGTCTCAACTGTTTGGCTCGGACGCCTCACAGGAGAAGGTTCTCCAGAGCATAGGGGCTAAACTTAGGCAGGATGAAAAGGGTAACACTATCGTTTCCCTTCCTTCTGGTGAATATGCGCTCAACAAGCCAGGACTATCACCGCAGGATTTAACATCATTCCTGGCAAATGCGCTCGCATTTAGCCCAGCGGCAAAAGCCACCTCAGTGATTGGCGCAACGGCTAAATCAGGTCTAACCGACCTCGCCCTACAAGGAATCACTCAGGCTGTAGGCGGGGAGAGCGTAGACCCTATTCAGGCGGTTATTTCAGCTGGCATTGGCGGAGTGGCCAAAGGCATTGAAAATACCGCTAGTGCGGCTTCTCGTTCTGCGTTTGGGAAAATAGCCCCAGAGAAACAGGAGCAAATCGACTTCGCCAATCAGAATGACCTGCCGCTAATGACGACGGATATTCTGAAACCACAATCAGAAATGACCAGTGTTGGTAAGCATGTCAGAACCCTTGCGGAACGCATTCCTTATGCCGGTACTGGTGGGGTGCGTAGCAAACAGCAAAATGCCAGGGAATCGCTTGTAAGGACGTTCAGTGATGGGCTGGGAGGGATATCAGATGCCCAGCTTTATAACTCCGCCACGAAAGGGCAGCAGCAATTTATTCAGGCTGCTGGAAAGCGTTACGACCGTATCATTAACGCAATGGGGGACACTCCGGTAGATCTCACCAACACCGTCAAAGCAATCGACAGCCAGATAGCCAGAATCACCCGACCAGGAGCATCACAGGACAGGTCAGCAGTTAATGTGCTTCAGCAGTTCAAGGATGATATAACCAGTGGTCAAAACAATTTGCAACTGGCGCGGGAGAATCGCACAAACCTCCGTAAGCGCTTTATGGCGGCTCCTGATGAAGTTGACAGGGATGTCCTGGAGAAGGCCGCGCAGTCGGTTTATAACGCTTACACGCAGGACATGAAGAAAGCCGTTGCTGGAAGGCTTGGACCGCAGGAAGCGCAGAGGATGTCTAACGTTGATCGCTCATGGGCGAAGTTCAACGATATGATGAGCAACACCAGAGTCCAAAAAGCTCTCAGGGATGGGAGAACAACCCCGGAGGATGTCACCAAGCTTATTTTCAGCCAAAGCCCTGCAGACCGGTCTCAGCTCTATAAGCTGCTCGATGATAAAGGTCGGCAAAATGCCAGAGCTGCTATTGTGCAGCGGGCAATGGACAAGGCTATAAAGCCGAACGGTGATTTAAGTGTTGAAAACTTTATCAACGAGATGAACCGGAACCGGAAGCAATCAGCATCATTTTTCCGTGGTGAACACGGAAAGCAGCTCGATGGCATTATGAAATATCTGGATTCAACCAGGCAGGCATCTGTAGCATCAGCTCATCCCATTAATGGGCAGCTTATTGCTGGGCCGACCGCCATTGCCACTGCCCTTGCCTCATCGCTGAACCCGTTAGTAGCGAAGGCGGCAGCAGTAGGAGGCGCGATTGGTGTAAGCGGTAGAGCTTACGAGTCCAGAGTGGTTAGAAACGCACTCCTCAGATTAGCGAACACACCGAAGGGTAGCACGGCTTACGACAGGGCCATCAGAAATGTTTCTGAGAAACTGACCCCGTTAATTCAGGCGACACAGGAAGAGGCTAAGCAGTAGTAAAAATGCCAAGGATGGCAACTAGGCTCTTGTGAGCCTTCTCCATAAAATGAATGAAGCTATAGCCAAGCATACAATAGCTGATATATGCCCTACTCCGTATGGCATTTTAGAGATCTCTGCGAGAGACAGTGGCAAAGCAACTGATGAAAATAACACAACAACGCAAAAAATTAGCCCTAAAGCATAGTTAAATGCCCCCAGTGATGAGAATGAGCCAAGGTATTTACCAATTCGTCTGTGGGCATGTAAAACCATAGCCTTTAGAGCTAAAAGCGCAATGTATAAACATAAGGCAATCAAACAATACCCCTCAATACTAGGGTATAATTTAGCGACAATAATCCCGAGCAAGATGGTGGTTACTGCTTGATAGTTCATCATAAATCTCACTTTTTTTGTGGTTTTATCTCTTATCCTTTGGCACGTATTTATGTATTGGCCATTCTATAAATGCTAACGCTATCCATGCAATAACGTTAAACCCAGGAAGAGTAAGGCATACAGCCATTTTCCAATCAAATCCTGCCTTTTTGGATATTTTCAGTGCTGGAATGAAGAAGATTACAGCATAGACAATCAACATTATGATGAGAGAAAGAGGCGACCCCTGTTGTGCTTCCATAACACTCCCCTTGCTTGAGTTCAGTAACAAGACTACCACGCGGCTTCTATCTAAAATAGACCAGAGTAGACTGATGTGAGACAAAACCAATCCCGAGTTTCGCGACCAGTACGCGCACGAATAGCATATTATGCTGTTAATGGCGAGGTTTACATTATCGCGAAGATTTATTAGGGGTCACTATGCGAGGCAAAAAAGTAGTTTATGCAACAGTACGCGCGCGCGAGGAAGATTTTTGTGGGGTCACTACGCGAGCAGGAAGATTTTAATTACGTCACTACGCGAGCATAAATGATTCTGTGGCGATAGAAGGATAACTGCGAATTTCTTTAGTCCATAAAAAGGGTTGGCGCATTCCCCTAAAAGTGCAGAGAGAATGCTATAGCCCTTAGATTACCCTATGGTCAGTAACGATACAGGAGCGCCACCATGTTAGACCGTGCCACGCTGGAATTAACGATGCTGGAGATAGCCAGGCAGAGCGGCGAGCGAGTCGATAACCACACCCGCTACACTATCCGTACCGGGCTGATACAGGCGCTACAGGCCAAAGAGCGCCACCGACGCAGAATGAACGCGCCAGCCTACCAGTGGAAGAAGCCAGCAGCCCCGAGGCGATAGCCAGATACTATGCCTGTAACGCCGCCGCCAGCTTATCAGCATGGCTGGTATGGCGCTTCCAGGCGCTGTAAATGTCCTTATCCCACGCCTTGCCCGCTTTAGTCTGATAACCTGCTTCATTGAGCCGCTCAGCGATGATGCGGCCATTATCCAGTCCCTGCCGGATGGTATCTGCAACAATCCTGATCACCTCCGCCTCGTTGTACGGCTGCGGCGGTATTCCCTGTTTGCCACCGGCCAGAGCGGCGGCGGCTACTTCCATCCGCTCCACCAGCGCCAGCATTCGGGATTGTGGGTTGCTCTCTGGCTGGCTCAGTTTGCAGCGAAGGGCATCGACAAGCCACGCGGTTTTATCGCCGCCAGAGGATGCTACAGCGTCATTAAACGCGTCCTGCAATTCAGCCGGAACGCGGAAGGCTACCAGATTGGATTTACTCATTGAGGGGGCCGCCGTATCAGTGTTTACTGTCTATACAGTATACCACTGTATAACGCTGTTATACGCTAAGGCTTTAACACATTTAGACAATGCGAGAAAAAGAAACCCTGAACGGAGAACCGCCAGGGTCAAGGAGCTTAACTTTCAGGAGCGCTAAGTCCGCATCAACCAGAGGGTGGAGAAATACGGCTTAGCTTTCTTTTAGCCTCAGCCTTTAGGCATCTGCTCGTTTAGTATAGGCAACTATCTAAAAAGTGGATATGTACATAAAAAAATCCCCTGAAGGTTTTCTGCAGGGGAAAGGAAAACAGTATGCATTTTGAATCTACTACAGGTTAAGAGTAGCCTGGTTTTTAGAGGGTGGAATGTTTGATTTAATCAGGGTCATTGAGGCGTTCGTATGTCGCGTCAATAGCACCATCAGCACCACAGGTATCACGCGTAACCCGGCACGCCCCCGGCAGGCCGTAGCGAGTCACGTTACACCAGACGCCGGGAGCATCGCCGCTACCCTGTGTTGTGTTCTGCCGCTGTTCGTATACAGTCACCCGTTCCAGCAGGCCACCAGCAACCATATTTTCCAGCGTGCGCCGGGTAGATTCGAGCTGGTGGCGCTTATCGAACGACTCCATGCCGTGAAGCAGGTAAGTGACGCCGGATACGTCCAGTGGTGGTGCGCCGATCTCGCCCGTTACCCAATCGAGGTTATCCGGCTCAAAGTAGCTGAGTATCTCTTTTTTGCGGCTGGTCATTCTCAT